CCATAGGCGTCGAAATCCACATCGGTATCGGGAACCTGCTTGGCGAAGATGCCCGCCTGGGCGAGCGGATTACCGCGCGCAAGGGCGAGGTCGCTTTGAATCGGGATGATCTCATCGCCGACCCTGATGTTTTGCCCAACCTCGGGAATGTCGAACTCCTTCGGCCCGCCGACCCACATATCCGTGACCGCGCCGGGGATGCTCGCGATAGCCTCGTACCCCGCCCCGGCACCCTGAACCAAGGTGTCCCTGGCGGCAGTGAAGGCGTTCTCAAACATACCCGGCGGGGGCGCCCCAGCCCCACGGATTGGGAGATCGGTGGTTTCTGGTTGCCCTCCCCCCTCGAACTCTGTCATCCAGTCAACGCCTGTAGCCGCCGGGGCCTTCTTAGTGACTTCTGCCATCCAGTCAATGTCAGCCATCAGTAATTCACCAATCCAAATTCATCCGCCAACATCTGTACAACTTTATTTTTCGCGGCGATCTTGTCCATGCCCTCCCCGGTTAATCGGGCCATCAATTCGTTGCCGCGCTGGCGCAGAATCGAAGGCATTTCATCCATATCGACGCTGTTGATGTCGAACCCGTACTTGGTGATAAAGGCGTATTTCATCATCGCCTTGCGGGTGAAACTTTCGAGACGGTCGAGCTTGGCCGTCATTTGCGTCGGGCTATCGCCGTCAAACACCCCGGTGCCGGGATTGGGCAGGAACGCCTCGGCGCGCTTGTACTCCGTCGGATTGATGGCGACGCCCGACAAATCTTTCAAAACATCAGTGAACATCTGTGCCGATGCTGCCCGAGATTGCGTAAAATCCGTCAGGTTTTGCTGATCTTCTGGACTAAGAACGCTGCCCCATTTCTCAGACAGGGCATCCCACGCGAAGCCGCCGCGCGTCATCACCTCCTGATACTCGGGCTTGAAGCGCGCCCTGATGGCAGTGATCTGCGCCAACCTGGACCCGAGGCTCATGGTTTGCGTTTCGGCCTCGCCCGTCGCTCGCCGACCAAGTCCGCTGCCTCCCGTGGTAAGCTCGAACCCGCCCTTTCCGTCAGACGCAAACGTCATCCCGGTCGGTGGCTTCGTATATCGCTCTGGCTCGACGGCAATTTCCGCATCGGTCTTTCGCACTAGACTATTGCTCTGCGTGTCCAGCACCCAAAACGGTGCGGGATCGCGCGGCGGCCAACGCGAGTAGGACTCGCCTGAGTCCTCCCATGTCTGTGTCGTCGCATTCCAGACTTTGTCTTGAACCTCGTCGCCGGCAATGTTGAAGGGCTGTCTCTTCGGCGGATCAAAGCCCTTCAAGGTTAGTTCGTGTTTGCGCTCGACCTCCGCCAAACCTGCTTGATGACGCCGCTCCTCATCACGCACACTAGCCGCCGCCTGAGTGTCCATACGCTGCATCAACAGCCCCTGGAGGTTGCGTTGGGCATACGGGTTGTCACCGAGCTTCTGTAGCGCGGTAATAGCGCCTTCAGCACCACCAGCAGGACCAGTTGGAACCATTTGCGGTGGACCGGCTTGGCCCGCCGGCATACGCTGCGGGATTGTCGCAGCCCCAGTATCCGGGTTGATCCACGGCTGCGTCATGCCTCTGGTCATGGCTTCATTGGCCGCTGCATAGTCGCGCTGATCCTCGCCCATCATCCAACCAGACAAGCCCATGCGGGCGAGTTGCGCCAAGCCCTGGGTGTGTTGCGTAACCGGGGGTGCGGCGTCCTGCTGCCGCATCAGCATACGGGCGAATCGGTTGTTGCTGGTCAGGGCGGCGCCGGGGTCGTATCCGTATCCAATCATTTTACTGCCTCCGCGTAATCAACCGCGTCGAAGCCGCCGAAGTTACTAACCGCGTGGGGGTGCAGGGTCTTGACCTCATCGGCCATCAGACCAACGCTCTCGTTGCCCCAAATGTAACGATACGAGTAAATAGCCAGGCCGTTCGCCAGCCGCCCTATACGCTTGATACATTGCTTCAGGCGCCGGTCAGACCATTTCCATCCAGCAGCCTGTGCCCCGAGCCCAGCGACATCGTACAACCCCCCGATTCCCTGATTGTAGGCGTTCATGTCCTGGTTGTAGCGATTCTGGGCGAACATATTCTCCTGGTTGGCCGAGCCGTATTCAGCCGTCAAGAAATTAGGCGCCGCAATCTGCCCGCCCGGCGTCGGCAAGAACTGCGGCCTCTGGGGCTGCGAGGCGCCCATAACCGACACCAGTTCGGCAAGCGGCTGAGTGCGCTGCATGAGTAATTCATTGACCGCCCGGTCCCGTGCGCTGGTTTGCAGTCCATATGTGCGGGCCATTTCGTCGCCGGCCCGGCCTTGGGCGCCCAGATACAGGTCCGCCCTGGCGCGATTCCGCTGGTCCATGGCTTCGTCGTAGCCTTCGGAGCCCCGACCGAAACCTTCGTTGGCAAGGCGTGCTCTCAATGCTTCGTCGCCACGGGTCATTTGCGGCTCTAATCGAGCGAGTATGGCGTCGAGCGCGGTTTTACGGGCGCCCTCATCGACCACGGGAGCCGGGCCTAGCCCTGCGGTGCTGAACGGCTGTTCGAGTGAGCCGCGCACCGCGTCAAGCTGCGTCTCTCCAATATCTCCATACGCTTGCGCCAGGCGAGTACTGGTGTCGTAAAGACCTTGCTGCTCGGGCGAAAGCGTCTGCGTGACGCTCATTTGAGGTATGCCCTCAAGCTCTTCGCCGGTGTAGCCGTAGGTTGTCGAACCCTCAGGCGTGAACTGGTCAAACGTGTTCAGAGCGCGTTGTTGCAGTGCCGCTTCGCGGTTGTAGCCGGCTTGTTCCGACGCCGCACCCGCAGCGTTAACGATCACTGGTGTCGGCTGTGAAGGTTTACTCTTACCCATTTCTTTCTCCATAGAGTCTGTCATAGTCAGGCCGAAGCATTCGCATGATTACGGCGTGGCGCTTCTTTCCGAAGTGGTGAGCCAGTACAGCTTCTCGCTTGAGGCCGACATGGATGTTGACCTTAATTGCCATCGCGTTATCCGCCGGAATAGCCGTAAACACCTTGTAGACACCTAGCTGCTCGAACGGATAGCGGAGCAATTCGGCGATGATCTCTTTGCGCGCCCACATGGGCGAGACGGCGGCCATGCTCAACTGGATGACGCCGTAGCGCGGTTGATATTCGTTGTAGACAATCCCAGCGATTAACCGCCCCTTCGACTGGACACCAATCGCTATGCAAGGCCCAAAATCAATGACGTGCGGGATGAGGTTCGCCGTCCACGCCGAAACGTATTCGTCCTCGCCGTAAATCAGGGCTATAGCTGGCCGCCCTTGACAAACGTAAAGTTCGTAGCGATCCATGAGGGCCGCGACGAATTGGTATTAATCCGAATTCGTATGGCGCCGGCCCGGCCAGAACCTCGAACACCACGCCAGCCCCGGAACACCTGACTCGCCGAGCCCCAAAGCCCGATGCCCCATCTACCAACCCCCCATGACGCGGAGCCCACAACCGAAGCCGTCGCCACGCCAGTGGGTACTGCCACTTGGAAGTCAACATTCATGTCAATCGCGGCATTTGGGTCGCCGTTGCTCTCAAATATGGGTTCGGCATTTTTGAATATCTTAGTATTCTGCGGCGACTTGAAATAGTTGAAAGCCTGCAACACGTCCGTCTCAATATTGGAGCCTAAATCGTCAACACCGTCGTCAAATTTGTTAACCGTGCCGTTCATGCCGCCCCAATAGAGAACGTCGTCCCGCATTCCCCAACAGACCGCGTTTATCCCGGTGAACCTCGTCGGCGCCCCGGTGATGGTGTTGAACGCATATTGATGCGATTTCGTCGTCGTCTGTGGCACGTTGAACAGAAGCATTGTTGACCGTGGGTACAGGACAGCCTGCCAGCCGTAAACCGTGCCCGCGGTCCTCACGGCGTCGTTTACGACGCTGTTAATCTGGTCCGAGAGAGCCACCAGTCTGGCCTGGCTGCGGTCCTTGGTCAGGATTCCCGATAACGGCACGAAGCCGTCCTGGGTAATCAAAATAAGGTCAGTTCCGGCCTTGACCATGCACCGCCTGCCGATAGGCTTGCCAATGGCAAATACCCCGATCAGACTCCACGTCGCTACCGCTGCCGGGTCGGTGCCCTGATAGACAATGGCCTCGCCTTCCGAGGTCAGAAACACCGCAACGTCGTCTTTGCCGTCACCGGCGTCAATTGACCATGTTCCCATCGCCATGATGTAGCCGCCGCGATTCGCGATGCCCGCCAGGGGGAACTTGGTGGCCGCACCGCTAACAGCGTTGACGGCCAGATACCAGGCGTCGAGGCTGTCTTCCTCGCCGCACCACAATCGGCTCTGGTGCGAGTTTCCCCAAATTAAATTAGCCGCAGTCAGGCCCGTGCCGGTTATCGCCGTGGTCGCCCAGCTTGAGCCATCATATAGACGCGGCGTATCAGCGCCGTTGAACAGGCGGACAAACTGCCCGGCAGACGTGCCCATATTGACATATTGCCAGCGGTCGTTGGTCATGCTCGACACAACCGCCGACCCGACAGCGCCCGCACTCGTCACATCGTATATATTGCCGGCGTTGGCCGCGAATAACTGCCCCGTTCCAGTCGTCGGAATATACTCGATCAGGCTCTCAACGTTACCGCTCATGCCCGTCGAGAACGCGCTGTTCCCACGCCGGACAGTAATTTTCTCAGTCCCTGGGAACCAATTGTCCATGATGACCGCGTGGTGCGGCGGCATGTCGGCCAGGGATTCCCTGGTGTTCCAGCCACCGACCGGAGGCGGCAGTGAAGCAGACGATGAGGGCATTTAGAAGTCGCCGCCGTAACTGGCACGGGACGCCTTTGGCGAGCCTTCAAAGTGGCGACTGTTCTGGGCGAATATGTCCGCCGTTACGGCAATATTGTCGCTAGCCGCGTCGTTGCCCACAATTATGTCGAAGTAGTCTTGAAAAGTCCTTGCTGCCATGGCCGAGGGTTGCCCCTCAGAATCCAGCCATTCGAAGACAGCGCCGAGCGTGATCAGTTCTTCGTCGAGAAGCGCCACATCGGTATCGACCGAGAATGCCGCCTTCTCACCGCTCCCCGCCGCGATGTCGCACCAGTTTTTCGAAACGTATTCAAACGCCAGATTGACGCCGCTGCTGAACACCGGCTGTGTCAGTATGTCACCGCCCCGGTAGATAAACTTCTTGTTCTGGCTTGAGAACGTCTGAACCTTGAGCCCGCCCCACTCCACAGGGCCGATGGGGCCGCTTACCAAGTTGTTGCTGTCCCGGTCCCAAAATGTTTCTGGAATAAAACGCCCGAAGTTTGAAGGCATCGACGCGGAAGCCAGAACGACCTCGTTGCCCGAGGCCGTGAAGGTGTGTTCCTTGCGTATAATGTTCCATGCATACGACCGCGCGAGCCGAAGCCCGACCATATTGATGACGCGTAAGATATTCTGCGCGTCGGGGTTGGTGTTTGAGGCGATAGTCGCCGGGCGTGGGCCCTTCGTCTGGTCCGCGACGGCGTTTGCAATGGTTAAGAGTGTCATACCGCCTCCGAGAAAAGAGTGGGGGCGACCGTCATGGCCGCCCCCAGCCGTATGCTAAGGCTACGCAGTGCCACTGATACGGTGTGCCAAGCGGGAGTCGATGGTCTTGACACCGTAGAGGATGTCCAACCTCCACTTCGAGACGTCATTAGTGCCATCGTATACTGGGATGACCCGAATGTTCGTCCCCTTGTACGACTGACGCGAGACATCAACCGCACCCGGAGGTGCGACCAGCGGAACCGAAACCAGAGCGAAGGCGTTCTTCGTGAACACCATATTCTGGCGGTATCCGGTGGAGTCCGTACCGAGGACCGTGATGGCCTTACCATCAGCAATTTCCGCCGACACGGTCTGGAAAGCGCCGGAAAGAATCGCCGCTGGCGTCATCGTCAGTGTGATGGCCCCAGAGCTATCGCTGATGGCGGTGGTGACCGCGAACTGCTTCAGGAAGGACAGAGTCTCCTTGGTCACAGGGTTGACCGCGTATACGGATTCGATGGTGAAGATTTCGCCCGCAGTCAGGTTAACCGCGCCGGAAGTCCAGCCATCGGTGATGAGCGTCTGCGTGTTCGTGTCCTTGCTCGTCGCGTAGGTCACGGTCTGTGTCCCACCGTTAGTCAACGGCGTGCCGGTGTTGACGCCAACGGTGTGCGTCGGGACGTTCTGGCTCATCGCAACCTCGACATCGCCGACCATGCCAAGCTCACCAGAGCGATAGGCACTGTTTGCAGACCGCTCGATGTACAACCCGGTGAGGTTGCCCACCATGCCCCAGTAATCGGCTGGCGACATAACCGCAACGCGACCATCCGAGGGATTGGCGTACTCATCCATACGCTCTGGTCCCTTGGCGAGATCAGCGAAGCTGTTGATGGTCTGACCCGGCGTTCCAACCCAGGACGGAATGTCCTTGTAGAGCGCCATCAAGTCCTGGTCGATCTGGTTGGCAAGCTGGATCATCGCCGGCTTGATGACACGCTCGGACAACTCTTTGATGTCCAGAGTCAACTCCTGAGAGGAGAAACTGAAATCAATGCCCTTACGCTGGTCAACAGTGACGGTGAACTTACCCTCGGTGGTGTCCTGCACCGACATAACGGCGCCGTCGCGAACGGTGAAGTCCATGGGCCGTTTGACCGAAATTGAGGAGCCCACCTCGTAGCCATTGATGGACTTGGAAAACTCCTCCTCGTAACCGCGAAAAACCTTCTTCGCCATTACAAGATGGTTGTCGAGTTGCAACACCGCCGCCTTGGCGATGATGCTGGCAGTGAGTGTAGTATTAGCCATTTTAAAAAGTTCCTTCTAAGGGGAAAAGCGCGCCTCACGGCGGGCCTTGTGTTTAGGATGCCAAACCCAGATGCTTGGAAAGCTGGCTCATGCTCATCTTGTCTGGATCGCGTGAACCAGCGGACTTCGCGCCGCCCTTGGGAGCGACAACGGGTTCCGCTTGCTTCGGCTTCGGCTTCGGCTGTGAAGTCGTCTTGGCCTGCATACGGTCGAAGAGCATCGCCTTATGCGCCATCTTGGTCACGGACGGGTTGAGCGCCCATCGCTCGGCTTCGGATTGCTCCAAGCCGTATGTGCTAACCACATACTTGATCAGTTCCGGCGCCACCTCGGTGGAGAAGTTCTTGATCTCCCGGTCCAGTTGAGCCACGCCCTCGTCGTGGCGCCGTACAAGTTCGACTTGCTGCGCCTCGTCTAGAGCCTGCTCCTGTTGACCGACCGTGGTAACGATTTGTTGGAACTGAGCCTGTTTCTGCGAAATCTGGTCGGAAACGCGCCGGGCTTGGTCCGGGCTGGACTGCCACAGGGCGTTCACGTCGATCCGCGAAAGAGCCTCTAGTTCCTGCCGTAATTGCAGACCGGTGGAATAGGTCTGTAGTGCTGCGCCGTTGAGCGAGATAATCTTTTCGGCGCTTTCGCTCTGCACCGCTAAAGATGCCCTCTCCTCGGCATTTGCTTGTGACTTCTTCGTATAGTCACTGTTGAGTTCGCTGGTGTATTTATCG